CCACGATGCCTTGTTGCATCCATTTTGGAAGATATTCGTATGCAAGTTGTAATCTATGAAGTAATTCCCTTGCTGTTGCAAGTTTGTTTGCAAGAATAGCAACATTTACATCCTGATTGAATAAAACATAATGCAACAGATAGGAAATCATTGTTGTAGATTTTCCTGTCTGTCTTGGTAGTTTAGCAATCACAAAACGATTATTGTGAACCTTTTCTATAATATCTTCTTGAAAGTCCCACATATCAAAAGGAACAAGTCCTTCATCAAGAGAAACAATTTTGATGTATTTTTTAATAAAGTAAACAGGGTCTTTAGAACACTTTAGATATTCCTCTACCTGTTTTTTTGTAAAATCAACTTTTACACCAGCCGCCTTGAGATTTGTATTTCCGAGATAACTGCTGTTAGATTTCTTTTTGGTCATCTTCTATAATCTCAACATCTATAATGTCATTACGAATTCTCTTAGATTCACTTCTCGTTTGATTTACAAGTTCCTGTAAATCTTTTGTAGAACCCACATATAGTGAATTGTTTGTGGTGGTATAATTTGTTTCTTCTTTTTTTAGGTCTTTCATCTTTTTATGAAGTTCTAGTAAATCTTTATTGCAATCAGCCACAGTTTTTATCATCTGTGCGGCAACTTCGTATGCTCTTGGTGAATCACCTTCGTGTGCAACTTCAAGTATACCATCTATTGCTTCATTTCCTTTTGAAATGATGGAATGTAAATTACCACGAACAGACCTATAATCTTTTTCTTTATCTTCTGTTGGTTTTTCTATAGCAGTTTCTTTCAATGGTTCTATTTCACTTTTTTCTGAAATGCTGATATTTAATGCATCAGCAATTTTATCATCCACTCTTTTCTTCATTATGATGTGCCTCCATCACTGTCTAAATTTGCACCTGTATGTCCCCAAACATATAGATTTGTATAATCATCATAATCGGACATATGTGCCGTTGCTCCTGTCACACCAACTTCTACTAATGACAATGCACCAGTAGCACCAGCCGATGTGGCGCCGGTCGGTCCATATGTCCAATCCTTTTCACCAAAGTTCCACAAAGTTGTTTCTGTTCTTCTAATATGTTTGGAATCTCTAATCTTACCGTAGAGATAAGTTTTTGCAGTAAATGTCAAAGTAAATATAATTGTTCTTCTAGATTCAAAATCCCCTTCGTATTCTTCTTCTAGATTTACATCATTTAGCATAATTGGAACATCTACTTTTTGGTTGATATCATTTATGTTTATTGTAACATTAAATTCTGGACAAAAGTACGGAAGTATCTGTTCTATAATTTGTAATCCATCTTCAAAGTGGCGAACAAGAACACTAAGAGTAAAATCTATATTGTATGGAACTTCAGTGAAATTGTATTTTAATTGGTCAACATCACTGGCATCTCGTATAAATCGTTTTCCAATTGTGTTTCGTTTTCTTCCTGCATCATACGCAATTGAAGAAATTTCAAAAGACATCATTGGTGTTGTGTATGCGACATCTGCATCATCCAAAGAAGCATTTTCTTGAAGTCGCCTAAGAAATTTTTCTTTTGGTCCATATGTTACAGGAACACGAATCTCTTTATCGTCACCAACTCGTTCGATGTGTACATCATTGAATAATGAACCGAAAGCAATTACTAAACGGCGAAGTGAAGAATGATAAAATCTATTGGCCGAACCAAACATCAACTACCTCCCGTAAAGAATGAGCCACCAGAGAATGGGTCTATATCAGACAAATCAAATACATTATTCATATCTACTTCAAATTCAAAATCTTCATTATCACCGCCTGCACCACCTGTCATTCCAGATGGAACAATTACTGTTGTAGTTGAAGTTGAACCGATAGTATATTCTGCATTAGACGATGCACCACGAACCGTATTGCTGCCAGATGTTGAGAATGTTCCAGAAATATTAGTAATTCTAATAGAACCAGTAGTTCCTGTTTGAGTCCAATCCATTACAGTAGCATAAGATGTTGCATTTGATAATGTGATTCCATCTCCAGATGCACCCAATACTTGATATACAGTTTCACCCGCAACATAATCCTCAACAGAACCTTTTATAGCAGAAAGAACCAAATCAACAGCATACTTATTCATATTATCTTCAACTACATCAACATCACTATATCCAGTATCCAATGTTTCTTGGCTGTAAGTAAAGAGTTCACACGATAGTTTATATGTGTACAAACTTCCCAACTGATAGAATGGGTTTTCGTGTTCTACAAATTTGATTTCAAATAATCCCTTTGAAAGTGGGAAATAAATCAAATCTCCTTCTCTTGGTCTTATTATATCACTTTTATATAGTAATGCTTCGTTGAATCTTTTCTTTGATACGACCAAATCAATAGAATCTCTTATCTCTAATCCAAACTTAGAAATAAAATCTCCCTCTCCTTGAAACCCATCCACATTTGAAATATACATTTCTATAACATTACCATCAGTAAATTTAGAAATGGCATCTTCACCGAAAATGGTATCTTCGCCTACTAGTGTTCTTGGAATATACACCATATCATAACCGTGAATTTTGATTGATTCAATGGTTAAATCTTCTACCAAACTCTTTTCAGATTGTTGGTGATTAAAATATGGGTTTTTTGACATTCTTTATATTTTTTCCTTGACACATTTGCAATGTGCGGTTATAATCTCTGTGTTAGGGGAAATAAAATGTATTAATACATGTTATTAGCCCGTAAAGAAATCTATTGGTAATTCATAACGCAATGAAACTTCTTCTTCTATCTTTTCTATGTCTGCTATTGCTTGGTCTATAATAACTGCACCGTTGAACGAAACGCCACCTGGCAATTGAATCCCTTCAAATTTAGAAAGATTTTGCCCCCATTGCTTTTTGAACAATGCAGTAACATATCTTTTCAAAAGGATGTTATCATAAATTTCTGTGTATGTTTCTGGGTCGATTGCAGAATAACATTCAAAAAGAATATATTCACCAACTGCGAAATCTTCACCCCAATTGGCATCGATGTATAATTTATTGGTTACTCTTGTAAACCTCATATTTTTTGTGGGGTCTAATATTTGTGAAATTAATTCAAGATTTTGTTTTGTGATGCTATAATTGGTGATGCTGCCCATTCCTGAACGGATTCCATAAAAATCATTCAATGCCATTTGGTATCGAACATCAAACATATTAGAACTTAGTGTAGAAAATTGATATAGACCTGTGATTGAAATGATATTGGCATCAATACCATCCAATGAAATATAACCCCCATTGGGGTCGCCGTCTGCTCTGTCTAAATCTTCTTGTGTAATGGCATATTTGTAATACCTTCTTTCTGTTCCATCAAAGTGATATTCTGCAAAGTATTGCAATGCATCATCGATGCAATCTTCTAACTGTGCATCATCGACATTGATTTCTGTGACAGGAGCCCCAAGTTTTCTCAATGCATAATCTTTTAGGTTTTGTCTTGTAATAGGTCGCATTAGTAGTTATTTCTCCTTACTATATGTATAATTTTCGGAAGGATTACTTCTTATGATACCTGTTTTTTACAGCACTTCTTATGTTTTCTAGTGTTTCTATCTCAGAATCTTTAAGATTCCTGCCTTCTACGATATGTTCCCAAAGAGCAACTACCAATTCTTCAATCTCAGGATATTCTTTTTTTCGGTTGATATCATAAGAGTGGTTGGGGTCTATTTTATTTTTATCTGTTTCTAAAATTATTTCAACTTTAGGAGTTGTTGCTTTTTTATGAGAAATATACATTTTCAAATCGTTAAGTCTTGAAATATAATAATCTCCTTCATCCCACACAATAGGATGATTTTTAGGAATACCATTTTCTATTCTTGTGTGTCTTTTGCTAGGAATATAGTGTATATTAGATAAACTATTTGGTGGTTTGAACTCTGGTGCTATTTTCTGAAAATCACCAATACTAAAAACTTCACCGTTTAAACGAACAGTGGATACATTATAAACAAATTCCAAATTCACAGGTTATATGCTACTTTCCTTTGCCGGGGTCGTTTGTGCCTTTACTAAATGATGTTGATATCTCTAGATTTGTGTTAGTAATATTAAATCCTGAAGCAGCGGCTTGAATAGATTGTTTCTTCCAGTTCAAATCATTCTGTGTGGCTTGTCTAAATCCCATTACATCTGCATATAAGTTCAGAACATCTTGGGCTGCAAAAACATGAATGTAATTATCAGCATCTGGTATTTGGAATTCTTCGCCTGGAGTTCCACCGCCGCCGGGACCAGAATTTCCAGTATTTATATATTCTACCAACAATGAAAGTTCATTAAGATTATTTGCATCGGGAACAAAACTAAATCCATCACTATATCCTTGTGGCTGGCCTGGTCCACTTTCACCACCAGAACCACCCGAAAGTCCGAATGTACCCCCACTATCGGCAGGAGAACCTTCTGTAATGCCGAACAGATTTAGAAAATCATTTGATACACCGGCCGCACCTGAAGTGCCTTCTAATGTAATTCCTATAATTATTTCACTTGCATTATCCAATGATAATTTTTTTATTTCTTTCTTGTATGGGAGTGAAAGAATATTGTCCACGGAACTAATAAAATAATGTGCATCAGAATTATATCCGACAACATATCCTTGTGTTACACCTGTTCCTAATGTTCCACCATCTTGATATGTGTTGAAACCACCTGTTGCATCTCCAGAAAGGCCTACTTCGCGTACGAATAAGGTTTTATTACTATTATCCCATCCAGAACAAATTGCATATGTGTAATTTTTGCTTTGCATAGAAAATGCATTACATCCACTCGGTCCATCCATACTCATAAAGGCAACAGTATCATAATTCACAGAACCCTCACCACTTACACCTGTTAGACCACCAGAAACCCACGGAGCAGTAACTCCATCAAGAACTTCAAAGGTTGCTCCAGATGCACCACCGAATATATTTGCTGATGTTGGTCCTGCAAGAATATGAAGTTCGTCCATATATCCTGAGTATGGATAAAATCCACCATTGTCTGCACCGATTGTAATTGGAAGATTTGGTGTGAGCATCGCGCCTGTTAGTCCAACAGTAATTTGGTTTGTTCTAACACCGTCCCAAAACAAATTACATTCTGCTGCCCCTGCACCATTGTCTGTTTTATATGTCATCGCACAATAATGCCATTCGTCTAATGTAATACCATTTGCACCACCTGTTCCTGATGCAATGTTTTGAGAATGTGCAAAACCAGAACCTGTATCCGTAAAGTCTGATACATCAAATTTGATTGCTTTTGAAGATTGGTCAAAATGGAATCTGAATGCATCCGATGCACCACCAGCGCCTGTTCCAGTTCTTCGTGCTATAATTGTTTCATCCCCAGAAGGTAAAGAATTATATCTCATCCAAAATTGAATACGGACATTTTCGTTTATTGCTTCTCCACCTGTGCCACCTGTAATAGCACTGGTAGGTATTTCAAAATATCCACCTGTCCCACCACCACCATCGCCACCGAATATTGCAGATGATGTTCCGAATTGATTTGTTGTCGTTGTGTGAAGTGCTTAAGAAATTGAACTATTATAGGTTTGAATATAATTCATATTCTGTTCAATTTCTTCATTGTAGTTGTAGTTACCACAACCAGAACCAACATCTACTGTTACACCACCTGAAGCACCAGACACACCTCTATATGGTTGTGTCATGGTAGCAACATATTCGGTTCTTGGGTCGCGGTACTTTATTACTCCTGATTGTATGTCATCTGGTCCAGAAGAATGAGGAGTTTCTTTGTAAATTAATTTATTACTATAGGCCATAGATGAAGGAACATGTGCAATTTTTTCATTTCTATCTTTGAAAATTTGTAGATGTTCCTCGGTGTTGTCGTGATTCAGTGCTACTTCTTCAGAAGAAATAAATCCAAAAGTATTGATATGAACTCTTTTTGTTTTATTTTTATTGAAAGACATTTATTATTGTCCTCCCAAATCTGTATGACCAAGTGCGTTGGTTATTGGTTCGTCAACAGATGCAAGATCGTTCTCATCGTGGGTGAAGTCAATCATGCCATCCAAGGTGGCGTGATACCGATTGGGTTTGTTGTGCGCGGGGCCTACATTATATTGCCCG